TCCAACCATTTTCACTAACGCTGAAGCTTATCGACATTTCGTTGCAGGTATCGGGCTATTAAAGAAGTTGCCCTCCCTGCCACTCGGTGTCGATGCGAAGCTCGCAGCTGTGAAAAAGTTCCTCGAGGGCGAAAAGCGATGTCGCGAGACTAACTTCATCTTCAATCTATGGAAGTTGGGCAAATTTCAGTTTCGCCCAGCCGTTGAGAGCATATTGCATGCTACACAGCGTAAAATCCAAAAGATCGTTGGTGAGGTTCCGGATCCAAGTGAGGTCCGGTATCGCTTTAGTCCTGGTGGCGCTTCGACAAGTACGAAGAAGAAAGACTCAGAAATCCGCAGACTAATAGCGAGATTGAGTCATTGCAGTGAAGAGTTGGCTGGTGATCCGCTTCTTGGCGAGATCCTAGCGACTGTCCCCGGTTTGCAATCATTCCTAACGGAGGATTGTAGTTCTATGGACTCCTTTCTGTTGACCGTTCACAGGTCACGATTGGACTTCGTCTCGAAGGACGCTTCAGCAATGCGAATTATAACCATCGAGCCCGATATGAACAAGTTTGTTCAGAATGGGTACGGTGATTATCTTCGCGCTTGCTGTAAACGTGCAGGTATTGACCTCAGCGACCAGTCCCGTAACAGGGAGCTGGCACGCCTCGGGTCTATAACAGGCGGGATTGCAACCGTCGACCTTACCAATGCTAGTGGACTTTTAGCCCTCGGGCTGATTGAGCACACCTGGCCTCCGGATTGGTTCGAGACTTTGGTCTCGATTCGATCTGGATACACCTCATATGAAGGAACAACTTTCCATATGCAGGCGTTTGCCGGGATGGGCAACGGAACGACTTTTCCTGTCGAATCCATCACGTTTCACTGCCTCGCTGAGGCAACGATGGAGTATCTAAGGATTGTCGGACCAGTTTCCACTTATGGTGATGATATTATCATCCCAGCCGCTGCTTTCTATTTCTTTCGCGAAGTTTTGCGAGATCTAGGTCTTGAGGTGAACTCAAAAAAGAGTTTCGCCCATGGCCCCTTCCGGGAAAGCTGCGGTGCAGATTGGTATTCGGGATATGCAGTAAGGCCTGCGTTTCTACGCGGTAACATGTCATACCGGCGCCTTTATCTCCTCCACAATCATTACTATCGTTGTGGAGACATTGAGGCAGCTGGATGGTTTTTAGACTTGATTCCCCATGACTTTAGGGTTTTCGGACCCGACGGTTATGGAGATGGTCACCTTTTAGGTGACTGGGAAGGTAAAGTCTACTACCACAGGACATCCGAAGTTACACTTGCGAAACACTGCAAGTGCGACCTAATCGGAGTTCCTCATGGTAGGGAATGCTACATCGCAAAGACGGCT